ACGGCTTTGTAGGTTCTATCGCAGGTATCGACGTATACCAGTCAGCTAACATCACTCCTGATGGAAGTGACGATGCGATTGGCTGTGTGTTTGGCCGTGAGGCAATGGCTATCGCTATGAAGCGTGACTTCAACCTCGAGACAGAGCGCAACGCTTCTCTACGTGCCTTTGAGCTTAATGCTACAGCCGTTTACGGTGTTGCAGAGCTTGATGACAGCTACGGTGTAGAGATGCTTTTCGACGCGGCACTCTAAGATGTACACGGCCCTTCGGGGCCGTTTTACTCAGAGGTTTATATGGCAGTTAATTATCGCGGTGAAAGGTTTGAGGATTACAACGTGGCAAAGCGTACGCCACGACACGCCTCTAGCTCACACGCGGTTCTGGCTCGCTACAAAGGTGTAATCAAGCTACTACGGTTTGGCGCTCAAGGCGCGAAGACTTATCCACCTAAAGATGGTGAGTCGGCCCGCGACAAGGCCATGCGAGCGGCTTGGTATGCACGACACGGGGATACCCTAAAGAACGCAACGCCTTTAGATAAAATCTATTGGGCGGCAAAAGTGAAGTGGTGATGACATGGCATTTAGTGACGACAGCGATTTAGAAGCAATCATCCCTGACATCTTTGAGTTCGGGATTCCAGCATTCACTGCCGAACACGCGAAGGCTCAGGCTGACGTGGAGCGAGAGATTCGCAATCAATGGTGGCACCGTAAGGGTATCGCTGGCGAAATGAACTCAAGCTATTTGACGGCGTCACAGTGGACTCGTTCAGCCTCATACCTTGTGCTGTGGAAGTACGCATTACCTCAGTTGACCAACTGGGTTGATGACGACCGCTTTTTAGCGATGATCGACTTCTACAAAGCCCGTTATGGCGAAGAGATGGACGCAGTATTCCAGGACGGCGTTGAGTATGACGCTGATGATGATGGTCAGGTTACGGATAAAGAGAAAGAAATCGTGCCGATCAATCGGTTAAACCGATGATTACAATAAGCATCGACACAAAGCCTCGTGATCTGCGCAAGATGGTCGATAAGATAGGTCAGACGTTCACTAAGAACCATAAGCGAGCGATGCGTAGAGCGGCGGCAGAAGGCTTAAACCGCATACAAAAACGAACCAGCCTCGGCCTAGACGTGCATGAGCAACCATTCAGACCCTACTCAGAAGCCTACAAAGGGTTTCGTGAAAGCAAAGGTAGGGGCGTCGATAAAGTCAGACTGATATTTACCGGCAGAATGCGTAAGTCTATGCAGTCAGGTTTACGTGGTCAGGATGGTCTAATCAACTTCGACAGCAGAGCAGAGTCTAAGAAAGCGGCAATGAACAACAAACGCCGTCAGTTCTTCGGGCTAAACAAAAGTGACACGCGAGCCATACGTGATGTGTACTTCAAGGGGCTGAAGATATGAGCGTCAGAGAAAACATCGCCTCAAACATTGTCACGTCACTGCAAGGCATTTCTACGCCTAACGTAAAGAAGGTGACGCGTGAGCCATTTGACTTTGACAAACTGTCAAACGCTCAGTACCCCGCGATCTTAGTTAGGACAGCGAACGAATCACGCGAAGACGCCAGCATCGGCGGCAGTATGTCGAGCAGGCAAGGAACTATCGACTACGAGTTGATTTGCTTTGTGAAGCACAAGAACATCGACACAGCCCGCAATCAGATTGTAGAGGCTATCGACGAAAAGCTCGACGAGGATAGGACGCGTGGCGGTCACGCTATTGATACGCAAGTTATTAGCGTTGAGGTGGATGATGGTACAATAGACCCAGTAGGCGGCGTCATTGTCACCGTTCAAATTCTTTATACATACACACGCGGTGACGCGTAAGGGAGAAACAAAATGGCTACACATAAAGGCTCAACAGGATCGGTTAAGGTTGCAACATCAGGTGGGACAGAAACGGCTGTCGGCGAAGTCCGCTCCTACAGCATTGACGAGACTGCTGACACCATCGAAGATACAGTAATGGGTGACTCTGTTAAGTCATACCTTTCCAGCCTCAAGGACGCGACGCTTACTATCGACGCGCTTTGGGATGACGCAGACGCACAGCAGTTAATTCTTGATTCTGGTGCCGCTATTGATTGGGAAATACACCCAACAGGGACAGGCGTAGGCGAGAAGTATTACGCTGGCGCTGGTGTTGTGACTGCGAAGACCATCTCTGCGTCTTATGACGGGTTAGTCGAGGCGTCATTCTCTGTACAAGTATCAGGCGCAATCACAGAAGCGTCTAACTAATGGGTCTGGCTAAAGAGTTGCGAGCGCGACGAAAGCAGTCACGCCGTAAGATTGAGGTCGCAGAGTGGGCTGATGATGACGGGGCGTTTGTCCTGTATTGCCGCCCACTGACTTGTTATGACCTTAATGAGCTACAGAAGCGACATCCACAGGTAATGCAGAACCCTAGCATTGCGGCAATGGTCGATTTAATTGTTATGAAGGCAGAGAGTAAGGACGGCGATAAGCTGTTTACTTCTGGCGAAGACAAGATCGACTTGATGGGTGAAGAAACGACGGTGGTGTCTGGTATTGCTAACGAGATGTTTAGCACTATCGACCCATTTGAGGACGTCGAAAAAAACTGAAGGCCGATCAGTCTCGGATGAATCTCATCGCCTTGGCTGATCGGTTACATAAGACTATCGAAGAAGTCGAGCAGATTTCAGTCAATGAGTTTCACGAATGGCTTGCTTACTTCAAGATAACAAGCGAGTCTAAAGATGGCGACTGAATCTGTAAGCATTGTAATTAAGGCGTTCGACCAAACGCAGAAAGCCTTACGCGGAATCAAACGTGCTTTTGCTGGCTTATCAAAAGTTTTTTTCAGCTTTAAAACCGCCTTGGTTGCCGCAGTCGGTGCAGGCGGCCTTGGTCTACTAATAAGCAACGCACTGAAGTCTATTGACGTATTAGCCAAAACGTCTAGTCGGATAGGCACCACAACAGATGCTTTAAGCAAGCTCCAATATGCAGGCGAACTAGCAGGCATAGAAACCAACACCTTGAATATGGCAATGCAACGCTTTGTCCGCCGGACTGCTGAAGCGGCAGACGGGACAGGTGAAGCAGTTAGTGCGTTTAGAAAGTTACGAATAGACGCAGAAAAATTGCAAAAAGTTCCTCTTGATGAGCGCATGAAAGTTCTTGCGGAGTCATTTAAAAACCTAGGCAGTGAAGAAGAAAAGCTCGCCGTAGCTTTTAAGCTGTTTGATTCTGAAGGCACTGCCCTTATCAATATGCTGAAGCAGACTGGCGACGAGATGGATGCCGTCTTCAGAGAGGCAGAACAGCTTGGCCTAGTATTATCAGAAGAGACAGCGCAAGGCGTTGAAGAAGCTAACAATGCTTTCACACGACTCAGAGCATTGTTCCGTGGCACTGTCTTGCAAATCACTGCCGCCGTTGCCCCTGCTCTAGAGTCTTTATTTACTCATCTCAAGCAGATAAAGCTAGAGGCGCTTGCTGGTACTGACGGCGTTGAGGGTTTTGCAAAGGCAATTGTCGAAAAGTTCCTTTCTGCTGTGCGCTCTATGATTGTTGGCATAGCGAAGATCCACACCTCATTTAACAATCTTTTACACGATCTAAACGTGGCAGTGTTTGATTTCCGCAGGATATTTGGCCTCGACGGCTTGGATGAGTCAGAGAAAGATCTTAAGAAAAAGATTTTTGGAATCAATCAAGCCTTGCGATCTATAGAAAGTGGTGATGGCAGAGCAGGGCCAGCGATGTCCTTATTAGATCGTTATGGCTTCGACACTGTCGACGAAGCAAAGGCGGAATTGCAAAGGCTAATCGCAGAACACCAAAACGTTGTCGCAACACTGCAACGACCAGTGAAGCCTAACACTCCAGACTATACTGACTGGATTGCAGAATTTGACCGTCTGATTGCTGGCATTGAGCAAAAAACTGAATCAGTAAAAAGCGCAATGGAAGAGGTCACTGTCACTGCGCAGAAGCCGTGGTACATGCCATTCATCAATGGCGTCAAAATGTTTGGCAACTCACTTGATGAGCTGGTTAACGAGAAGTTGCCAGACCTCAAGCAGATGGTAGACAGCTTTGCCCTGCAAACAATGAACAACTTTACGCAAGCTTTTGTCGATGGTGTGACAGGTGCAAAGTCGTTTGGTGAGGCAATCAAAAACTTAGCTAAAAGCGTTGTCGATTCCTTGATTAAAATGCTTGTCCAGTATTACATTACTAAGCCTTTGTTTGATGCGATCAGCGCCGGAATTTCAAGTGCGTTTCCTACGTCTAGTGCTGGTAGTGGCGGCGGTGGCGTTACGTCGGTTACTGGCGCTTTAGCTAGAGGCGGCGTAGCAACAGGCAACAACCCGTACCTAGTAGGAGAAAAAGGGCCAGAAATATTTGTGCCAAGTACGACAGGGCGCGTTGTGCCTAACAACCAGCTAGGCAGTGGCGGCGTAACAGTAGTACAGAACATCAACGTGACCACAGGCGTACAGCAAACCGTACGTGCAGAGATAGCAAACCTACTGCCTCAGATCAGTAACGCGGCCAAGTCTGCTGTCGCAGATGCTAGACTACGTGGCGGTGGCTTCAGCAAAGCAATGGTAGGTGCATAATGGCGGCTTTTCCAAGTGTAGGCTTTACGTCAATGACGATGCGGCTCAGGTCGGCAACGGCTGTCAGCCAGTCACCGTTTACCTATGACCAGCAGACTTATCAGCACCAGGGTGTGAGATGGGAAGCAGAGGTTCAACTGCCACCACTCAAGCGGTCTGACGCCAAGCAGGTAGAGGCGTTCTTTGCCTCTCTACGCGGTCAGGCTGGCACCTTCACGATGGGCAACCCCATACACAATACGACCGCCACAGGGGCAATTACGAGCGGCTCAGCAGGTGCTACAACTGTCACCGGTTCGACGTCAGGCGTGGTCGCTGGTGATTACTTTGAAACAGGCAGTGCGCTATACATCGTGACCGACATTTCTGGAAGCTCGATTGATATAATGCCGCCACTTCGATCGGCGATTAGCTCATCGACACCTATGGACTTCACACTGCCGAAAGGCACATGGCGATTAGCAAGCAATGACATTGGATGGAGTATCAACCAAGCTAGTTTGTACGGTTTCACTTTTGCTTGCGTTGAGGCTATATGAGCAGATCACTGACATCAGCGATGCAGTCGGCAGTTACCGCCGATTTAGTACGCCCGATCATATTAGTACAGTGCGCGTTTGATTCCGGCAATCTAAACCTATGGAATGGCGTGGGCAATCTTACAGTCAGCAGTGTTGACTATGTAGGTGCTGGCACATTGTTAGCCATCGGTGAAATAGCAGAGACGTCAGAGTTACAAGCCAACGGCATCACAGTCACCCTGTCAGGAATAACTGACCCGTTATTAGCTAAAGCGCGTGACGAGGACTACCAAGGCCGTGAGCTTAAAGTATTGCTTGGCGCTATGGATGCTAGCAACGGTGTCATAAGCACGCCCGTAAACGTGTTTAGTGGCTTCATGGACACGATGGTTATTAATGACTCATCCGAAACTGCGACGATACAAATAGCCGTGGAAAATCGATTGATTGGGTTTGAGCGCACGCGAGTCAGACGCTACACCGCAGAGGATCAGCTGATCGACTTCCCTAGCGATAAAGGCTTGGAGTTTGTTGCTGACATGGCTGAAAAAGAGATTGTGTGGGGTCGCAGTGGTGTAGTCAGTGGTGGCGGCGGCGGCGGTCCTAATCAAGACCCAGATGCACCGGCAAACCCGCCACAGCTTCCGTAATAACTAAGGGACTAGTCATGGAATTTGCGATTGAAAACCTAGCAAAAGTCAGGCGAGAGATTGAGCCTTTGCTTCAACAGCACTGGCAAGAGATAGCCTTAAACAAAGACATCATCAAGATGAATCCTGATTGGGAAGGTTACGCACGACTTGATAACGTCAACGCGCTCAGGATTTACACGGCTAGAAAAGACGGCGTGATGATGGGCTACTTTGTCGTTATTGTTAGCAAGTCACTGCACTACCGTGACCACTTGTTCGCTAACAACGACGTCATCTTTTTGACTCAGCCAGCGCGCAAAGGTTTGACCGGCGTAAAGCTCATCAAGTTTGCCATTGAGTCACTAGCGGCTGAAGGTATTACCAAGCTACACATCAATACAAAAGCGCATCAGCCCTTCGACGCAATCCTTGAGCGATTGAGCTTTGAAGAAATCGAACGCGTCTACTCTTTAGTTCTGAGGTAAGCACATGGCTATTTCGGCGATTGCGGCTATAGGCTCGTATTTAGGTGCATCACTAGCCGCTACAGCATTTTTAACAGGATGGGCCGCAGTTGGCGCTTTTGCTTTAGGCGCTGGTCTTTCGATGGTTTCTCGTGCGCTTGCACCGAAGCCAAACCTTGGCGCACAGATGCGGGGTATTACGCAGACCAGTCGCGAACCTGCTGGCTCACGCAAAATCGTTTACGGCAAGATGCGCGTCGGTGGTCAGGTCGTTTTCATATCTAACTCAGGCGATGACAATAAATACCTGCACATGGCGATTGCTTTTGCCAGCCACGAAATACAAAGCTACGACGAAATTTGGTTTAACGATAAGCAGGTCTGGACCTCAAGCGGTGGCTTTCAAGACGACTGGGGTACTTACGTCACTATAGATCGCAAGTTCGGCACGGACGGACAGGCCGCATCGACTGACCTAGTAAACGCCAACGTCCTTTGGACTACCAACCACAAGCTGTCCGGCATTGCCTATATTGCGTTTAGGCTTGAGTGGGACACAGACAAGTTTCCACAAGGCGTCCCAAACATTACGGCGGTAATAAGAGGCAAAAAAGTATACGACCCGCGATCTAACGTGTACGCGTACAGCGACAATCCAGCCCTATGTTTACGCGATTATATGATTGACCAGAAATACGGTCTTGGCGAGGTTGTCGCCAATATTGATAGCACATCACTAAACGCCGCCGCTAACCTTTGCGAAGAGCAAGTCACACTCGATGCCGGTGGCACTCAAGACCGCTACCGATGTAATGGTGTGATAGAAACCGGCAACCAAATCAGAGCCAACATTGAACAGCTACTGGCATCAATGGGCGGGATGCTGACCTACTCAGGTGGCAAATATTTCATTGACGGCGCTGAGTACAAAACGCCTACGCTGACGTTCACAGAAGCTGACGTGGTCAGTGATATACAGACGCAGACTAAACAGTCGCGCAGAGGCATCTATAACGGCGTTAAAGGCATCTTCGTCTCTGAAGAGAAGAACTACAAGGTATTAGATTACCCGCCTCAGATCAGCTCTACGTACGCCACAGAGGACGGCGACCCAATATATTTAGATATGGCCCTGCCGTTTGTAACAAACAATACGCAGGCTCAAAGACTCGCGAAGATTGCACTGCTGAAGTCGCGTCAGCAAGTCGTTATCAACATGACCGTAAACCTCAAAGGTTTGCAGGTTAAGATTGGCGACACGATCAATGTGACGAACGACCGGCTGAACTACAGCTCTAAGGTCTTTCAAGTTATCGACTACTCATTAGCCATTGCAGATGATGGCGCACTTGCCGTGAACTTGGCTTGTATTGAAACAGCCGCCGCTATTTACGATTGGAATACTAGCGACGAAGAGGACTTTTTAAGCGGTGGGGAGTTAGACCTGTATGACGGGCGAACCGTTGCTAACGTCACTAATCTAGCGTTGACAGAAACAGCATTCAAAGGGCCGGATGGCAATTTAATCAGCGCCGTAGACCTGACATGGACGCCGGTCACAGATGCCTTCGTTGAGCTTTATAAGGTCCGGTACAACAAGACAGGAACTACAAACTATTTTTATGCTTCTACTCGTGAGCCTCGTGTGTACATATCAGGCTTAGATATAACGTCTAATTATGACTTTAGGGTTCAGGCAGAAAACCTTATCGGTGTCAGTAGTACAGGGACAACCCTTAGCAACCAAGCACTCAATGGCGACACGTCAGCACCAGGCGTGCCGACATCTGCAAGTGCTACGGGCGGCATACAAACAATTACGGCAGAGTGGAATAACCCTAGCGACATCGACTTTAAGCACGTTGAGGTCTATGTAAACACTAGCAACTCGATACCTGCTAACCCGACCTCAATCGTTGATGGTGAGGAATACGTTGTAACCGGATTAACCGGAGTTCAGACGCGTTACTTTTGGCTCAAGGCTGTAGACTTTTCTGGAAACAAGTCAGCCGCCACTTCTAGCTTTTCAGCATCTTCTCAGCAGGCAGGATCGAGTGACATAGCTGATGATGCAGTCGGTCAGGATGAGATTGCAGACGATGCGGTTGGCTCTGAGCAGATAGAGGATGGTGCCATTGAGTTGGCGGCATTTGCTTCAAACCTTAGCCCCGTGCAGGTAGTTTCTAGCTTGCCTGTTAGTGCGGTTGAGGGCGACATGGCCTACCTGACAACTAATAACAAGTTGTATAGGTATGATGGCAGTGCGTGGACTTTGGCGGTCGATGGTGCAGACGTAACCGCTGGAACTTTACCAGCGAATGCGATTGTCGCGAACTCAATAACCGCAGGACAGATTTCTGCCGGTGCGATCAACACTGATGAGCTTGCCGCGAATTCTGTCAACGCCGACAAGATACAAGTCAACAGTATTACGGCCAATAAGATATCGGGTGACATCTCTGAGGTGTTTAACCTTGGCGTGTTTATCTACCCACAACACACTGTAACAAGCTCAAAGACAACGGCCTGCGAGTTCACCGTGCCAGCACCTGATAGTGCGATCAAGAAATACGCCAGTCTAGTTGGCCGATTCAAGTATGCGCCAAGCGCAAATCTAAACGACTGCGTATTGCGGTTGCAATTTGAAAGAAAAAGCACAGGCACTAGCTCTGGCACTAGCATTGGTACAGTTCAGGGGTCAGGCTCTATTGCACCATACTTCCATTACGTAGAGGTCAGCGGTAACAAAAGCACAGTTATTGACACGTTTGGCGGAATTGCAAATGCGCAGACATCGCCAAGCACCATAGTGACACCTGCCGCCGTAGAGTACCGAAGCACTACTGATCGGACTCGTATAATTTACGGGAATGCCTCTTCTGGAACGCCTTCATTTACGTCAGGAACAATTTATTACAACGAAGACAGATGGCTTTCCACTGGCACTTGGTTGGTTGATGCGAGCGGTCAGCAGTTTTACCCGATACCTGCTATCGGTCTGGCCACAAGCTACACAATGCCAATCAATCAGGCTCTGGCTAGTAGCTCTACGGAGGAAAATTACAGGCTTAGGGTTGACCACCTCAATGTGTCCAGTGGCACGCTCAAACTTACAGCACTACAAACTCAAGTCATCTTGAACACGTGAGGAAGCATGACAATTCTTGCAGGGTACACAAGTCAAACTGACGGCTCGTATGTGGTCATTGGAACCTACGAAACAGCGCAAGGCGCAGAAGATGCTATAGCCGCAGATGAATCTACATCAGTCGAAGAGTATTGGGTGGCTTCGTGCATAAATCCAGAAACTAACGAGCCTGATGTCTTAGGCACAATCGATGTATGAGATAATAGGGTTTTAGGAGGACATCATGGCAATCAATCTCGTGCAAGGAGATACTGGCCCCCAGATTAAGGCGGCTATTTCACGCGACGGCACTGCGGAAGACTTAACGGGTGCTACTGCTGTCTTGCGCTTTAGGAAGAAAAAAACCACAACTGTATTGTTCACCCTC